TTACATTGAGGAATTCAAAGTTTGCCTCACTTCCATCAAGATAATTTCTAACTGTTGCAAAAGCAACGTTAATTGACTTATAGTCATTGTTTAGGTAGATTGTACCACCCATACCTTGCACATTAGATGCCTGGTAGTACAGAACGTTAGGAGCATTATATGGAATCTCAAAGGTTACAACACCTACTTGAGCACCATTGTTGAAGACACCATCATCATACAAATCATTTAGATTAGCAGTTGGTTCTTTCTTAATGTAGAATGGAAAACCACTTGTATTTGCTCTGAACTCGTATCTCTTACCTCTCAGCAGATACAGTTCAGGGTTTTTTGTTGCTTGAGTAAAACCAATACCTGGTGGGTCACCATCAAGAACAAAGTTAAATTCCTGACCAACTGTTTCTACATCAAACAGTGTATATAATTTACTATCATTAGAATCTAAACTGTTGGTGACAGTAACATCATTAAAGACAACAGTACCACCAGCAGTAATCTGACCATTCAGATTAGTGGCAGTAATATCACCAGTAACTAATAAGTCACCATAGATATATCCTGCTGTTGTACCAGTAGATACAGGTCCAATAATTTCATGAGTATAGAAAGGAATTGCTGAGTTAACACCTACCTTCTTGTCAATTACATTGACACTGAGAACTGTGCCACCAATACCTACATCTAGATTTTCTGTGACAGTTGCATAACCACTGACTGCAAGGTCAGTAGTGTAAATGGTTGTGCCAGCAGATATCTTAGTACTACCACATATATTTCCTACAACATCTAATTTACATTCAGGAACTGATGTGCCAATACCAACTCTGTCATTAACAGCGTCAGCATAAAGTAGATCTTCATTAACTTCTATGCCATTACGTATGACAAAATCCTTATCGATACCCATTTATCTAAGGTCAACGTTAATTTTATTTATCAACTATCAATAGCACCAAATGTCTTCCAAGTGTTACCAGTTGTATATACCCAACCAACAGTGCCACCATTTGTTGGGTTAGCATTGTAAACAATGTCTCCAGGTGTTCCTGCCTCAGTTGGGGTAGAAATACCAACTGTCATTTTCCTTGAAACTTGAGCATTGCCTTGAATGAACAAACTATTTGCTTCAACACCCTCTGGTGATGTGCTGACAATTTTCTTAGAGAATGATACAGGACCATTAAATTCTGAAAGAATGTCTCCTTTATCACCACCATCAATAACCATGTTTCTCTCTACCTTTAAGATAGAAGAATCAACAAAGTTAAAGTCAGATGTGTCAGATACAGATCCACTTGAATATGGGTCTTCACCACAAACTGTCTGTACTGGTGTATCATAGACTTGCTCTCTACCAGTGTTAGAAGCAATTCTCTTATTACCAATAAAGAAGTCACCTCTGTCATTCATACCAGTGTAATTGACAACACCACCAGCAATTTTCATTGACTGAACATTGATTTGCTCTGCCAGTGATAACTGTCTAGTCTGTCTATCTGGGAATGCAGTTGAATAGTTGCCAGGTCCATATCCAATATATTCAAAGGTGTGACCAGATGCCCTAATGATTGAGTTTCTTCTGAATTCAAGAGGATAGAACTTAACTCTATTGATAACAGAACCTGTTGCATGAGTATTAGCAACACTACCATATACACCTCTGAATACTTTTACAGTGGTGTCAGTTGAGACTCTACTTACAGTCTGCTTGATTCTCATCAATTCATCATTGACTCTTAGATAATCACCAATCTTAAAGTCAAAGTCTGCCATATTTTCAATACTGATAGTATCAGTAGTCTTACTATTGATTGGTTGGAACAATACAGTGGAGATACCAGCATAGATTTGTGTCTCTCTGCCATGCAATCTTCCATTTTCATCTACATAGTCACCAAAGTTAGTATCATAACCACCAGGATGTAGGAGAATGCCATTATTATATGGGAATGTCAATGTCTGAATACCTACGTTCAGTACAACAGTAGTAAGACCTATCTTATCAACACAAACATATTCTCCATTATAGAAATCAGAAACAGCATTACTAACAATAACAGTATTGTTGACTCTAATATTATTATTCTGCTGTGTAGTGATAGTGGCAATACCAGAAACATGGTCATATTCAAATCCTCTATCAACTGGTGCTCTCAGAGCATTATAAGTTGGTCCAATTACACTAAATGAACCATCTCGTGCCACATTAAGACCTAAACCTTCAGTAGCAATACCAGGTGACTCATTGACTGGTGTAACATCAAGTTGCTTGGTTCCAGTAACACCATTGATTCTATACAACTTATTATAACTTCTACCACTATAATCACCAATTCCAGTTACCTGGATAGTGTTGCCAAGATTTTCTCTAATTCTATCAACACTAACTGTAGCAAATGTAAATCCAGTGGTAGTAGTGATACCAGTAATTCTACATATATCACCATTTACAAATGCTGAACCACCATCCATAATCTCACAATCAACAATCTCACCAGCAGATGTTCCATCAACTGTCACTCTTGCAGTAGCAAATCTGCCAATAGAACCAGGTTGAGTGTTCTCAAGTCTAGCATTATAGTAGTACTGAATAGTAGCAGTTCCATCACCATAACCAGAACCACCATTGTCTACGTTTGCACGAGCAATCTTATTCAAACCATGATCATGTTGAGTATAGATGGTATAACCAGTACCAACAGGGTTTGATACAATATCAGTCAGTGCTACACCTACTCCAGAATCCTTGAAGAAATTAAACAAAGTCTCCTGAGTAATACTCATCTTAGGGTCATTGACTACAACTCTACCAATATTAGTTGGCAGTGCATAACTCTTAGTTGATTGTACAGATGACTTTGGATTATCTCTATCAATTTGAGGATAGTAATCTTGTAGTGGTTGAGAAAGACTATATTCTGGTGTATTAAATGGTGAAACATCAGGAGTGTTAGAGGCATTCAATACGCTGATGTAATAGATGCCATCTTGCTCACCATTGACATACTCATTCACAGTCTCTACATCATAGACATAGTAATTTTCACTAAATGTTTTTCTTTTAAATGTAGGTAAGGATGTATTTCTCTGTGATGTATTGTTGATAAATGCACCAGGTGAGGAAGGAATATCATTGACAAAGAATGTCTTTTCACTTGTTATCCCTGATACACTATAAACACCATTATAACCTGATTGACCTGCACCAACAGTTGGGAAGTTTGTACTTCTGACACCATTAATTTCTACACTAGAACCAATTGACAAACCATGAGGTCTTTCAGTATCATAGAAAGCAACACCATTAGTATATGATGTCTTGGCAACGAAACTAAAGTTTCTCATTTGAGCATCATTATTCAACTCAACAGATGCTGGGTTGAATGCAAATGCCACTTCAGTATCATTAGCACCACTTACATCTCCTGACTCCTCAATAGTGAAACCATCAAGAGGTGGTCTTGCTGATGTAATACCTGTATTAGCAGGGATGACATACCTAAACTTGTGAATTCTATCATCTGACTGTCTAGAATCAATCTGTCTGACAATATATGTTCTAGGAGAGGATTGTCCTAAACCACCTAATTGTAGTTTTGGATACAATGAGTTTTCAGTGGTAGCAGAAGAAACATTGACAAACCACTGAGACTCAGCATCATCATATTGAATAGGATGTCCAGGATCACCAGGTGTCTTGTCACTTACTCTACTTTCCACATACAATGTCCCACCCAAGTTATTAACTTGTACATTAGAAGCAGTTTGTGAGTCATTAATTGACTGAGCAACACGAAGTTGATCAGGATTTAAACCATCTACAATTGCATAATAAAGTCTATTAGATTCAAGACCATCAGGAAGTCTACCATTATTGGCAACAACTCTGATTGACTCACCTTGACTAAACTGATGATTCTCAAGGAATGTCAGTGTAGAACTAGTAATACTATTTCCACTTGATACATTTCTGCCAACAACAGATCTCTTATATGCAGTTGGTTTGCTAATAGCAGTAGCAGTGTCATCCATGATGACCCTTGCTTCAAAGGAAGTTGGGACACCACCAGCAGGAATTACAGCATATAGTTTTTCATCATGCCTTGCACCAAATCTATAACCTTGAACAATTGAAGGTGGTTTTACATCTTGACTCTGATACTGATACAGATACATTCTAGATGCATTGCCAACACCTACTGTCTTTGTGATATCAATAGCAGGGAATTCAATTGTTGAATTGCTTGGTTTTAATGTCTTTGGTGGGATAATTTGAGTTACATATCCAACATCATCCTGTGAGAATGCATCTTTTCTAAATCCAGTTGATTTGAGAGCTATTTGTCCAAAGTTAGAGTTGGAGTTGGTAACAGAGAAGTCACCACCACTGTCTACAACAAATTGATCAGAGAATCCAATAGCAAAGATAGAAACCAACTGCATCAAACCATTGTTAGATGCCTTGATGTGGAAGTTTTCATATGATGGTTTGTAAACTGCATTAATATCAGTATGCAGATTAGGCACAGTTGTAGAGTCATCAAATGTGCCACTTGATGAATTATATTTTACAAATGCATTGTCATCAACCTGAAGACTAATACCAGTAAATTGAGCCACAACCATTGACTTGAATCCAGTTGCCTTAGATCCATCAGCGTGCATACCACACATGCCAAAAATTGATCTCAGTGAGATATTAAAGACATAAGGGGATGCACTAGTTACTGTATCAGTAGACAGGTCAATACTTGATCCAAGTGGATTAGGTAAAGCATTGTTTGGTGCAACAGGAACCTCATAAGAAAACTCAGTCACACCCTCAGAGTTTGTATCTAATACTTCTTTAACAAGGAAAGTTCCATTGTATCTGGGGTCAGTTACATTATTAATAATAACATTTGTGTCAGTATTCAGTCCTTCAATACCTGCTGTTGTCTTGACATTAATAGTAGCAGATGGGTTGTTTCCATCTCCTGCTTTAATGCTACTGATACCAACACCACCACCAATAGGACCAACAATTCTATATTCATCAATTCTAGGTTGGATGTCTACATTAGAATCAGGGAAATTTGGTGAGATTTCTCTACCACTAGCAGGACCATATGCCCTACCAACTTTCTCATAATACATATCCAAGTCAGTGCGACTTGTGGTATAAGTATTAAACTCATCATTAATGTTGACTGGATTTACACCATCAGCATATTCAAAGCAGGTCAGTTTATGATGTGAAAATGTTGGTGTTGCAAGATTGTCTGTATAATCTCTGTATACTCCTCTTTTATTTTTTGCATCAAAAATGGAGAATTGGAAAAAGTAACATGCACCAGTTACCTTAAAGATAGAAGATCTTTCAATAGAGTCATTTTTTGGATTGGGTACATAAAGTGGTCTAATTTTGGTCTTTCTTAAATCTTGACCAACAATTGAGACACCTCTAGGAATAATAATACCACCACTGATACTATTGAACTTATAAAGAATATTGTTCTTTGCAAAAATATTAAAATCACTTGTATTACTCAGTGCTGGAAAATCAGTAGCAGTCTGACCATTTCTCAGCAAAAATGTATTAGGATTGCCAGGAGTTCCTGTTGGAATCCAACCAGGTCTATTATCTATGGTGTGTTCACCAGGGAGAAGCATAATAGTTGTCTTCTCAAACCTGTCATTATCTTGTCCTCTCTGGTAAGAGAATCTGGCTGCTTCAATTAATGCCCTTTGTAGGGTTTTAAATGGGCGAGCAATGGAATTTCCCTGATTTTCAATACCGTCTGTAGCATCTAAGTTGTTGGGGTCAACATAAAGAATATTGCCACGTACGTTTTTGAGGAAATTATCAAGTCTGCTAAGAGGCATCTTTCTTACGCACTATAATCCGTTATGAGTTATTTATTCATAAAAAAAGGGACCTTTAGGTCCCTTGATTAGCACATAAGTACGACTTCCTTCACACTTGCATATTATATCATTTAATTATATCATTGTCAAGTAGATACTCTACTGTATTAGCAACATCATTCATTGCATCACGAAGTTCCTCTCTATTACCACTTTCTTGTAAAGTGATATCTTCATCTGAGGTGAGTGTCCACCTCCATTCTTCCATATCGTTAGAATACCAGAAATTGACTTTCATATGTTTAGTATAGTGGCTTGACTCACATCTGAAGTACAACCTCAATTGTACCTCTTTCTCCTCCTTGTATTTAACAGGTTCTGGTGTTTTGTATGGGTTCCTTGATTTTGCATATATTTTATCATATTTGTGTAATGATTGTATAGACATATTTGGTTAGTATTAAGTGATATTGTATCATTTTGAATAATGTAAAATTCACATCACAATAGGAGTGGGGGGACTTGAACCCCCACGAGCGTAATGCTCAACAGATTTTAAGTCTGGTGTGTCTACCTATTCCACCACACTCCCTTGTTTATTCATTGGATTGCCAATGGTTGTAGTCTATCAAGGATTTCACGATAAGCAGGCACAATATCACCTTCATCCTTCCTGAATAGATCCTTATCAAATCTTTCATCACTACCAATTTTCCATAATCTCATACTATCAGGACTAATCTCATCTGCAAGATACAAATCACCATGAGCATCATAACCATATTCAACCTTAAAGTCAACTAGATCAATGCCTAAGATATAGAACATCTGACGAAGGTAATCATTAATTCGTAGTGTCATCTCAATGAATGGTTCTGGATTATATCCCATCAGACGAACACGATCAGGTGTGAGTAGAGGATCATGTTTGCTATCATCCTTCAGAAAGAACTCAACAATAGGTTGTGGTAGTGGAGCACCTTCTACTAGAGTTGTCTCACGAACAATAGATCCAGCAGCACGATTCCTACAAATAACTTCTAGAGGAACAATATCTACTTTCTTACAAATCATCTTATTAGCACCAACCATATTAATATAATGAGTTGGGATAAGTTCTTTAGAAAGTTTCTCAAAGATAATAGATGAAATACTACAGCAAAGGGATCCTTTACCTAATGGATGATCTTCTTTTTCACCATTACCTGCTGTCACTTTATCATGATATTCAATGATAACACGATCAGCATCATCACCTTGATATACAGTTTTGACCTTACCTTCAATAATTACTTCCATTTTGTACTCCACATTTTCACAATGTTCTTTCTAATCTATTTGTTGCTTGATCAGGAAAATCTCTAGGGCGACTATCAGTAGCATTATCAGTTCTAGGTGAACCTTCATTTGCTTTCATGGTATGCTGATAGTTTGCTCTTGGATATCTAATGCAAAATGGATCAGGCATCCAATATGTTACTTGCCATTCTTGATCAGGACATAATTCAAGATGTTTCTCTACTGTGTGAGAAAAACTACCAAGTTGTATGTATCCATCATGACTAATACATCTACCATTGCCAACATCAACCAAGAACATCAGTTTACTACTCATAAGACTTCTTGCTCTGGATTGAGATTTTTCACAAATTGCACAGGATCTTTTTCAGACCTGTGAACCCAATGATATCGCATCATCTTGAAAATAGGATCCCACATGGGGATACAGACATAATCCTTCATATGAATACTATTTCAATTTATCATCATCCTCACTTGTCCAAGTTGATTCATGTAGACTGCAATATTCATTAAAAGTGATTTTCATCTCTTTTTCAGTTAGATTGCAGTTTTTTGCTGCTTTTGGAAGATTCCATTTTGCAGAGAATAACATTTCCATAGATTGACGTGTTTCTGGTCTCATACTCATAACATCTAAGAATTTCTTTGTATAATAGGTCTTTGTTTATATTCATAAAAAAGTAATAGAGCAATTTTTGCCCAGGATAAATTTTTGGACTTTTTTTGAACTAAAAGTTGAAATAATATACAGGGTCAGGGAGTTGAGACTGCTGGTTCAGCATATGCAATGTATTGATCAGGAACCACTGCATTAACTAACTCAAGCACATTCATGAACTCATCAACAGTATCACAATCAACTATTTTTGTCTCACCTTCATTTGAATAGAGATAGAATTTACGCAGACTAGGATCAATAACCACTCTCATCAGATACTCATCACCCTCATTCTCAATCAAATAATCATCAGAAGATGGGATGGACATAAAACCTCTTGGTTACCTTATAATTATAGGGCAGAGTAGGGGCAGAGTCAAGGGCAGTGTGCCACTTTTAATATGGTCCACCATAGGTGGGATCTTGAAGAATATTGACTGCTGTTGCAATATCTGTCTGTCTTTGTGACAGATTTGTATCACTCTTACTGATCATCCAAACATTTGTAGCATATCCTTTCTTGTCACCTTTAATAACATTTGATGATGCATTAGGATCAGCTAAATCATTTCTCTTGTTTGCAACATCACTAATCTGGTTATCAACAGTTGAATTACTACCACTGTAAGCAAAGACAGTTCCTTTACTGCTAGGAGCATTACTTGTAGTATGAACTACGCCACTTGGTAGATCTTCTGATGGAACTGGTCCACTACCAGGACTAGTGAGTGAGTTTCTGTAAAATGTATTTGC